TAAAAAATTATACGATGACTCAGACGTTACAAAAAGAAATGCCAATGGACAAACTCGTTCAGGATTATATTCTTTGTTCATTCCTATGGAGTGGAATTACGAGGGATACATTGATTCTTATGGCTATCCTGTCTTCGAAACACCATCAAAAAAAGTGTATGGACCTCATGGAACGCCAATCAAAATCGGGGTTATTGAATACTGGAATAATGAAGTAGAAGGTCTTAAAGATGATCAAGACGGTTTAAACGAATTCTATAGACAATTTCCTCGCACAACTAAACACGCTTTTAGAGATGAATCAAAACAATCTTTATTTAATCTAACTAAAATTTATCAGCAAATAGATTTTAACGAAGACGTACAAAACTTTAAGCAAGTAACTAAAGGTAGTTTTCAATGGGAAAACGGACAAAAGGATAGTAAAGTAATTTTTATGCCAAACAAAAATGGTAGATTTTTAATTACTTGGGTACCACCAATACATTTACAAAACAAAAGATTTACAAGACACGGAATTAATTATCCTGGCAATGAGCACTGTGGTGCTTTTGGATGTGATCCATATGATATATCAGGTACGGTAGACAAAAGAGGTTCTAACGGTTCTTTACATGGCTTAACTAAGTTTAGCATGGAAGAAGTACCGCCAAATCATTTTTTCTTAGAATATATCGCTCGTCCACAAACAGCTGAAATATTTTTTGAAGATGTACTTATGGCTTGCGTATTTTATGGTATGCCAATACTAGCAGAAAACAATAAACCTAGATTATTATATTATTTCAAACGTAGAGGTTATAGAGGTTTTGCAATGAATAGGCCAGATAAAAAAAGAAATAAATTATCTATAACAGAAAGAGAAATAGGTGGTATACCTAATTCTAGCGAAGATATAAAACAAGCTCACGCGTCTGCAATAGAAACATACATAGAAAACTTTGTTGGTAAAAGAGAAACAGGTTATGGTGATACTTACTTTCAAAGAACATTAGAAGACTGGGCTCAATTTAATATAAACAACAGAACATCGCATGATGCTTCTATTAGTTCAGGACTAGCTTTAATGGCTTGCAATAAACATAGATACTCACCAGTTAATAAAATTGAATTAAAAGCAATAGATTTAGGTATTAAAAAATACAATAATCAAGGAACTACATCAAAAATTATAAGTTAAATGAATATATATACTAACACAAACAGTGCTTTCCCTAGTCAAGTAGTAAGTGATGCTGAAAAAGCAAGTTTGGAATACGGAAGTCAAGTTGCTATGGCGATAGAATATGAGTGGTTTGGTCAAGGCAGAACTTCTGGTAACAGATATTTAACTAATTGGAATCAATTTCACCAATTAAGACTGTACGCTCGTGGTGAACAAAGTATACAAAAATACAAAGATGAGTTATCTATTAATGGTGATTTGTCTTATCTTAATTTAGACTGGAAGCCAGTTCCTATATTATCTAAGTTTGTTGATATTGTTGTTAACGGTATATCAAACAAAAGCTATGACATAAAAGCTTACGCTCAAGATCCTGAGTCTATAAAGAAAAGAACAGAATACGCTTCAAGATTACAAGAAGATATGGTTGCTAAAGAATATTTAGATTCTTTAAACTCAACATTAGGTATTGATTTATATCAAAGCCCAAACAAAGATGTAATACCAGAAACAGCAGAAGAACTAGAGCTGCATATGCAACTTAGTTATAAGCAGTCAATTGAAATAGCAGAAGAAGAAGCTATATCTACTGTGTTAGCACAAAACAAATATGATTTAGTTAAACGTAGAATAAACATGGACTTAACGGTTTGTGGTATTGGTGCTGCTAAAACTAATTTTAATACAGCTGAAGGAATTACAGTTGATTACGTTGATCCAGCTTATATGGTTTATTCATATTCTGAAGATCCTAATTTTGAAGACATATATTATGTTGGTGAATTAAAAGCTATAACAATACCTGAGCTTAAAAAAGAGTTTCCAGATATTAGCGAAGAAGAATTAAAAAGAATACAAGCAATGCCAGGTAACAGATCTTACGTTACTGGTTGGGGTGATTATGATGAGAACACTGTTCAAGTTCTATATTTTGATTATAAAACATACCATAATCAAGTATTTAAAATTAAACAAACAGAACAAGGGTTAATGAAAGCTTTAGAAAAGCCAGATACATTTAATCCACCAGAAAATGATAACTTTGAAAGAGTGTCAAGATCTATAGAGGTTTTATATAGCGGTGCTAAAGTTTTAGGTACTGATACTATATTAAAATGGGAACTTGCAGAGAACATGTCAAGACCTACTGCAGATACTACAAAAGTTAAAATGAACTATGCTATATGTGCACCTAGAATATATAAAGGTAGAATAGAATCATTAGTGAGTAAATGTATAGGTTTTGCTGATATGATTCAATTAACACATTTAAAGCTACAACAAGTTATGTCTAGAATAGTACCTGATGGTGTTTATTTAGACATGGATGGTTTAGCAGAGGTTGATTTAGGTAATGGTACAAATTATAATCCAGCAGAAGCATTAAACATGTATTTTCAAACTGGTAGTATTGTTGGTAGATCACTAACGCAAGATGGTGACATGAACGCTGGTAAAGTTCCAATACAAGAACTTAGTAGCTCTAGTGGTCAACAAAAAATACAAAGTCTTATTAATACGTATCAATATTACTTACAAATGATACGTGATGTAACCGGACTTAATGAAGCTCGTGATGGTAGCACACCAGACAAACAAACATTGGTAGGATTACAAAAGATAGCTGCTAACGCGTCTAATGTTGCTACAAGACATATTAAGCAGTCTAGTTTATATATAAGTCTTATAATAGCAGAAAACATAGCTTTAAAAATAGCTGATGCATTAGAGTTTCCACTAACCGCTGCTTCATTACAAAACTCTATATCTAATTACAATGTAAACACTTTAATTGAAGTATCTAATTTAAACTTACATGACTTTGGTATATTTTTAGAATTAGAACCAGATGAAGAAGAGCAACAACAATTAGAGCAAAACATACAAGTTGCTTTGCAAAAAGGTGGTATTGATTTAGAAGATGCTATAGATTTAAGACAAATTAAAAATCTTAAATTAGCTAATCAAATGCTTAAGATTAAACGTAAAGCTAAAGCTAAACAAGATCAAGAAGCGCAACAAGCTAACATTAAAGCTCAGGCAGACGCGCAGGCTCAAGCTGCAGAAAAAACAGCAATGGCTGAAGTACAAAAGCAAGAAGCTATATCTGGAGCTACAGTAAAATTAGAGCAAGCTAAAAATCAAATGGAAATACAACGCATGAACACTGCTCATCAACTTGATCAGCAGAAAATGCAAATGCAACATAAGTTTGATTTAGAATTAAAAAAGTTAGAAGCTCAGGCTCAAAAACAAAAAGAACAAGAAATTGAAGATCGTAAAGATAAGCGTATTAAAATGGAAGGCACGCAACAAAGTGAATTAATAGCACAAAGACAAAACGATGATCCACCTATAAACTTTGAAGAAAAAGATAGTATGGACATGCAAGCTTTTGCTTAATTATTTAATTATTTAATTATATTATATTATGTCAGAAACAAAAACAAATGAACCTGTTAAACAGGAAGGTGACTTTAAAATAAAGTCTAAAAAGAAAACACCAAAAAAATTAACAAAACAAAGTGACGAACCAATTAAAGTTAACATAAAAGAACCTTTAATTGAAACAGCACCTGAAGTAACTAAAGTAACAATACCTAAAGAAGATGCCATTCAAATCGGAGAAGCAAAGGAAGTACCTGTGGAAGAAACATCCGGAGATAGCGCAGAGGTGGGAGAACCTATACAAGAGTCCAACGAGACTACTGAAGGGTTTTCTCCGATCAAAGAAGTAACTGAAGCTGAAGTTAAAGAAGTTGAAAAAGAAGTAACAAAAGCTATACAAGACGAAAGAATATTAGGCAAAAAGTTACCTGAAAATATAGAAAAATTAGTTTCATTTATGGAAGAAACTGGTGGAACTATAGAAGATTATACAAGATTAAATGCTGATTATAGTAGCGTTGATGAAAATACTTTATTAAAAGAATACTATAAAAAAGCTAAACCTCATTTAAACGAGGAAGAAATAGGATTTATCATGGAAGATAATTTTTCATTTGATGAAGACTTGGACGAGGAGCGTGACGTCCGTAAAAAGAAACTCGCTAAAAAAGAAGAGATTGCAAAAGCAAAAAACTTTTTAGAGGAAACGAAAAAGAAATATTACGACGAAATCAAGTTGAGACCCGGCGTAACTCAGGACCAACAAAAAGCTATGGACTTTTTCAATCGCTATAATAAGCAGCAAGAAACAGCTGAGCAACAACATGCTAAATTTAAAGAAAGTACTAAAGAACTTTTTAACAACGATTTCGAAGGTTTCGATATTAAAGTTGGTGAAACAAATTATAAGTACAATATTCAAAATAAAGATAAAGTTGCTGAAAACCAATCAAACATTAATAACCTAGTCGGGAAGTTCTTAGACACAGAAGGTAATGTTACTGATACTAAAGGTTATCACAAAGCTATGTACGCTGCCGACAATGTAGACAGGATCGCAGCTCATTTTTATGAGCAAGGAAAAGCTGATGCTATTAAAGACGTTGTTACTAAGTCTAAAAACCCTGTAGATTCTCAAGCTAGAAAATCTCAAGGTGAAGTATTTATTAACGGTATGAAAGTGAAAGCAATTAGTGGCGCTGACTCTACAAAACTAAAAATAAAAACAAGAAAATTTAACTAAAAAAAACTAACAAAAATGGCTTTAAATCCACAATTTGGAGGGTTAATCCCTTCAGGAACACAGGAGATATTGAACAGCAATTATTTACAGTTTAACGCTAACACAGCTGGAAACACAAATACTTTTGCTCAACAATATTTACCTGAAATTTACGAACAAGAAGTAGAACGTTATGGAAACAGAACGTTGTCTGGCTTCTTAAGAATGGTTGGCGCTGAAATGCCAATGTCATCTGATCAAGTAATTTGGTCTGAACAAAATAGATTACATATATCTTATTCTGGAGTTCAAGTAGCTAATGCTGCTGGTACTTCAAGTACTATTACTGTGCAAGCGCCTGCAGTAAACACTGTTTCAATTAATGACACTATCGTTGTATTGAACCCTGTTACAGGAGCTGAATCAAAAGGTATTGTTACTAACTCAGGCGCTTATGCTGCAGCTGTAGCTGGTGGTCTTAACGCTGGAGATATCGTTTTCCAACCGTTTGACAATGTTCAACTTGCAGTTGCTGCTGCAGGTGTTGGAGTTAAGATATTTGTATATGGTTCTGATTACCAAAAAGGTCAAAGTATGGCTGGCGCTTTTGCTGCTGGCGGTGCTAATCAAGCTAGAATATCTGTAGATCCAGTATTAACTCAATTTTCTAACTCACCAATTATCCTAAGAAGCCAATACGTAGTTAATGGTTCTGATATGGCACAAATCGGTTGGGTTGAAGTTGCAACTGAAGACGGAACTTCTGGGTACTTATGGTACTTAAAAGCTGAGTCTGAAACTAGACTACGTTTCGAAGATTACTTAGAAATGAGTATGGTTGAAGCAGAATTTAACCAAGTAGGTAACCAAGCTGCACAAAACGTTAGCCCAGGTTCAGAAGGTTTATTCGCTGCTATTCAGTCAAGAGGTAATGTAGAAACAGGATTTACTGCCGCTGCAGGTCTTGATGAATTTGATGCAATACTTAAAAACTTAGATACTCAAGGAGCAATTGAAGAAAACATGCTTTTCTTACAAAGACAAACTTCTCTTGATTTTGATGATATGCTAGCAAGCATCTCTGGCGGATTCGCTGGTGGAACTGCTTTTGGTTTATTTGAAAACTCAGAAGAAATGGCTTTAAACCTTGGATTCTCAGGATTCAGAAGAGGTTCTTATGACTTTTACAAAACTGATTGGAAATACTTAAACGACGCTTCTACAAGAGGTGGTATTGTAGGTATCAATTCAATTGAAGGTGTATTAGTACCAGCTGGAACTTCTACAGTTTACGATCAAATTTTAGGAACTAACATTAGAAGACCTTTCTTACACGTAAGATATAGAGCGTCTCAAGCTGATGATAGAAGAATGAAATCATGGTTAACTGGTTCTGCAGGTGGAGCAATGACTTCTACTCTTGATGCTATGGAAGTAAACTTCCTATCTGAAAGATGTTTAGTAACTCAAGCTGCTAACAACTTTGTATTATTCAGAGGAATCTAATTGATTCAACAAATGTAATTCTTACCCTCGTTGCATTAACGGGGGTAATTATTACTTTTATAAACTATTTAATTATATTATATTATGGCTAAAAAAGCTAAAGCAGAAACTGTTGAGGTTGCACCTCAAGATGTAGTAGTAAAAACTACACCAACAAAACCAGCTAAACAAAGTTGGGAAATAAAAGATAGAATATACTTTCTTAAAGGTAACAAAACACCTTTAACATATACTATACCAGGTAAGCACACTAAAAAACATGCGTTGCTTTATTTTGATGAAAAAACTGGAAAACAAAGAGAGATAAAATATGCTACAAATCAAGACTCACCTTTAGTTGATGAACAAATAGGTGAATGCACTATGGGTCATATACGTTTTGACAATGGTACTTTGAAAGTAGATAAATCTAAACAAAACTTACAAAAATTATTATCTTTATATCACCCGTTAAAAGGTAAAGCATATGAAGAATATAGCGCTGTAGAAGAAGCTGTAGACGAATTAGATGTTTTAAATAACCAAGTACAAGCAATGAACTCAGCTATGACAATGGAAATTGATTTTGCTGAAGCAATATTAAGAGTTGAATTAGGTTCTAAAGTAAACGATATGTCATCCAAAGAAATAAAAAGAGATGTGATATTATTTGCTAGAAATAACCCTGAGTTATTTATATCACTAGCTAATGATGAAAACGTACAACTTAGAAACTTTGCTATAAGAGCAGTTGAAATGGGTATAATAAAAATATCTGGAGATCAAAGAACTTTCACATGGGGAACAAATGATAGAAAACTAATGAATGTTCCATTTGATGAAAATCCTTACTCAGCATTTGCCGCATGGTTAAAAACTGACGAAGGTGTAGAGGTTTATAGATCTATAGATAAAAAACTATAAAAACAAGTGATACTAATATAGGGCTCGTTTACTCGGGCCCAATATTATAATAAAAAAAAACAATGGTAAATATAAATACAGTATATACAACAGTCTTGTACATATTAAACAAAGAGCAAAGAGGTTATGTAACTCCAGCGGAGTTTAATAGCTTAGCTACTTTAGTTCAAGACGAAATATTTGAATCATATTTTCCAGACGGAAACCAAGTAAACCGTCAAAATCAAAATAACACTCAAAACGATACAGAGTTCTTTAACATGTTTAAAGACATTTCATATAAACTATATCCTTTTGAAAGAACTGCCCCGTTTACTTATAACGCAGGCGCTGGTATCCTAGGTTGGGAATACACAGGTGCTGGAACTATATTTAAATTAGGCGAAATAATATCTACATACAACACAACAAATCCTCAGTATGATTCTATTACTGAGTTAGCTAGTCAAAGTGACTTTTCTAAAATCACAAGATCTACATTGACAGCTCCAACTATGCAATATCCTTTATGCACAACAGGCACAGGGCCAAATGATTCTGTACTTATAAAAGTTAGTCCTCAGCCAAACCTTTTAAATGT